TATTTCGAGATCGCGCGTCAACGCCTGCTGCGCGAATCGGCGCAACCCGACATCTTCTTCTCCCTTTCCCCATAACGAGGCCAACCCCATTAGAACCTGCGCCACCTGCCGCCACGCCAGGACCGCCGCCGCCGACGCGCTGGCGTGGACCTGCAAGCGCACCGCCGTCCAGTACCGCAGCCCGCTGACCGGCAGGCGCACAACCGCCGGCGAGGCGACGTGCTCGGCGGCCCGCAGATCGACCGGCTGCTGCGGGCTGGGAGGCCGCCACTGGGAGCGCCGGCAGACGGACAAAACATGACCGTCAACATCCGCCTGCACGCCGTCCAGGCCGCCTTCCGCGCCTGCCCCGCCAGGTTTCGCGCCTTCGTGGGAGGCCGCGGGGCGGGGAAATCGTGGATTGGCACATACGACCTCATCCGGCGCGCCAAGCCGCGCCGCCTCTACACGGTCGCCGCCCCCACCTACACGATGCTGCGCGACGCCACCCTCCGGTCGTTTCTCGACCACGTGCGGCGCCTGCACTACCTGCTCGACTGGAAACAGACCGACCACTGCGCGGTCCTGGGCAACGGAGCCGAGGTCCTATTCAGGAGCGCAGACGACCCCGAGCGCCTGCGAGGCCCGAACATCAGCGGCCTCCTCTTTGACGAGGCCGGAGGGATCGCCAAGGAAGCGTGGGACATCGGCATCGGCTGCCTGCGCGAGGGAGGCGAGGCCGGATGGGCGGCGGCCACTACCACGCCGAAGGGGAAAGCCAACTGGACCTGGGCGGTCTTCGCGCAAGACACCGCCGACGCCCGCCTTTTCAGGGCGAAGACACAAGACAACCCGTTCAATCCGCCGGACTTCGCCGACACGCTGCGGAGGCAGTACACGTCGGCATTCGCGCGCCAGGAGATCGACGCCGAGTTTCTGGACGCCGGCGGCCTGCTCGCCAAGCGCGAGTGGTTCCCGATCCTGCCGGCCGCGCCCGCCTGCAGCCGGCACGTCCGCGCCTGGGACTTCGCCGCGACAGAAAAAGCGGTCGCCGGAACGGACCCGGATTATACAGCCGGCGTCCTATGGGGGGACAGGGGCGGAGGGCGGTGGGCGATACTCGACGTCGTGCGCGCCCGCGTTCAGGACGTCACCCTCGAAACGCTGCTGAAGACAACCACCGCGGCCGACGCCTCACGACACGGCAACGTCTCGACCGTGCTGGAGCAGGAGCCGGGGAGCGCCGGAGCGAACTACGCCAGATACCTGCTGAGGGTTCTGACCGGCTACGTCGCCCACGCGCAACCATCTACCGGCGACAAGGTACAGAGGGCGATGCCGATGCTCGCGCAGGCGGAGGCCGGGAACATCGCCCTGGCGCCGGGCCGATGGAACACGCCGTTCCTCGACGAGGTCTCCGCGTTCCCCGAGGGCGAGCATGACGACCAGGTCGACGCCGCCGGCCTCGGCTTCTCGCGCATCGCCAGCGCCGGAGGCAGCCGGATCCTGATTTGACTCGGAGGCCAAAGACATGACGCCCGCGACCTCCCCCGACGCGAACCTGCTAACCACCCGCCGCCACCGGATCCAGGACGCGCGCCTCGAACAGGTTACCCGCAACCTCCTGGCAATCCGGGGCGGCCGGAATTACGTCGCGGCACGCCTTTGGCGAGCGCCGAACGAAAGCGACCTCTCCTGGGAAGGCACGTCCGTCGCCAGCCTTGGCGGCCAGACAAACACCGTCGGCCGCAAGGACCGCGCCCACCTTGTCAACGAGGCCGGCCGGATCGCCGCGAAGATCAACCAATACATATTCGCGGAGCGCCCAGCGCGCACCGGCATCGACCCCGCCTTCGCTGCCAACGTCACCGCCACCGGACAGAGCATCGGCGCGTTTTGGGAAGCCGTGAGCGAGGCGTTCACCGCTGCAGGATGGGCATGGATACAGGTCGACCGCGGCGCCATGCAGCGAGACCCCGAGACCGGGGCGCCGGTCGCCCGCACCCGCGCCCAAGCGGAGGCCGCCGGCGACCGGCTGCGGTGGGCGATATGGCGCGCGCAAGAGGTCCCCGACTGGAGCTTTGACGACGCGGGCCGCCTGGCGTGGATCCTGACCGCGGAAACTTGGTACGAGAACGCCGACCCGATGGCGCCGGCCGTCGCCCGGCCGATCCGTACCCTCTGGCGCCGAGCAAGGCCGGGGGAAGGGAGCGCAACGTGGGAGCGATTCGCGCTCGGCGACGACGACAAGCTGACGCCGATCGCCTCCGGCACGGTATCCTCCGCCGAAATCCCGTTTGTCTGCGTAGGCACGCCAAGCGCCGACCCGTGGTGGTTTGACGACGTCGAGATGATCCAGGCCGTGCTGCTGAACCTCGGCAGCCTGCACACAGAGAACCTGATGCGGACGGTTTTTCCGCAACTCGTCGTCCCCGCCAGCATGGTGGACAACCTGGAGGCAACCCTCCGCGAGCGCGCGACAGGCAACGCCGGCGGAGGCGTCAGCGTCGAGCTGGTGAGGGAGATCATCCGCGGCGTCGACCGCCCCATGATCGAGGGCAAGGACGACAAAGGCGTCACGCGCTACCTGATGCCCAGCGGGGCCGAGCTGGAGGCGACGCCGCGCCACGCCGAGCGCCTGCGCCAAGCGCTATTCGACATGGTCGGTCTCGCCTTGTTCAACCGCGAGACCAGGCAGGTCGCCAGCGCGGAGGCAAAGCAGTTCGACCACTTGGACACCGAGGCGACGCTGAGGCACCGCGCCAACGTCCTCCAGGACGCCGAGGTCCGCCTCATCGCCGTGAGCCGCGAAATACAAGCGGACTTCCCCGAGTACCAACCCGACTGGCCGACCGCCTTCAGCGTCCCGCAGACGGCCGAAGACGTCGCCGCCCTGACCCAGCTGGCCAACTTTGCCCCGCTGACCCCCGGCCTCCGCAAGAGGATGCTCAAGGCGGCCCTCGCGCTGCTCGGCGAAATCGACACGATCCCGCCCGATGAGCGCCAGGAGCTGCTCGACGAAATCGACCTCGCCGACCTCGACGCCGACGGCGTCGGCGCCGCGGTCAGGCCGGCCGCCTTCCCCGCCATTCCGCCGGGAACGTGACCGCGCGCCCTCGCCGCCACCCCGCCCTCTACGCCACCGCCGGCCATTGACCGGAAGGCCAAAGACAACGGCCACACCGGCGGCCGTTTTCCGCCGGCGACGGGATACGCGGTCCCACCACAAAACCGTGAGGAGCCAGAATGAGCATCAAGGACCTGATCAACAAGGCACTCAAGGGCGAAGCCCTCAGCGACGCCGACAAGGCGACGTTGGGCGAGTACGATCCCGACGCGGCGCTGAACGCCGCGGCCGCAGCCTCCCGCCGCAAGGCGGAGGAGCAGGCCGCCGCGAGCGCCAAGGCGCTCGAAGACGAGCGCAAGGCGCACCAAGCCACGAAGGATCAGATCGCCGATGCCGCGAACAAGGGGAAGACCGAAACCGAGCGCCTGCGAGCCGACCTCGCCTCCGCGGCCGGGAAGATCACCGACCTCGAGGGCAGGTTCACGCGCAGCGAAACGGAGAAGGCCGCCCTCGTCCGCCGGCAGGCGCTGCAGCAGGTCCGCACTGCGGCCGGGATTCAGTTTGCCCCCGGCCTCGACCACGGCATGCTGGAGGAGTCGTTCACCCGCGCCCTCGAAGGCGTGGACCTGGGCGACGCCAACGTCGTCAAGCTGAAGGTCGGGACCTGGGCGACAATGAACAAGGCCGCCATTCTGGACACCACCGGACACGGCAGCGGCGCCCCGCCCAGGTCGGCGGATGAAGCGGCCGCGGCCAGAAACCGCGACATCGATTCGATGACGCCGGCCCAGCGCGCCACTGACCTTCGCAAGAAGGGCCTCGCCTGACCGACGTCCGCCGCCGGCGCGAAGCCGGAGCCGGAAGGAAAACGCCATGGCTAACACGTTTGTGACCCCGACCGCCGTCGCCCGCGACGCTGCGATCACCCTCGCCAACCGCCTGCTCGTCGGCAACCTCGTCGCCCGCGACAAGGAAGCCGTATTCACCGGGAGCAAGCGCGGGGAGAGCATCTCCGTCACGATTCCGCCCGCCGTGAGCGAGGCGAGCGAATTCACCGGCAGCACAAGCGCCGGCGACGTGACCGAGCAGAGCATCGACCTGACCCTGGAAAAGCACTTCTACAAGCGCGTCGACCTGACGAGCAGGCAGAAGACGCTGGAACTGGACGATTTCACGCGCACCGTGACCGTCCCGGCGATTCAGGGGATCCAGTTGTCGATCGACCGCTACATCCTGAAGCAGCTGCAGGCGTTCAGAAAGAACCTAGCCGGCACGATCGCCAACCGCCCGTCCACCGTGGCGCACCTGGTCGCCGCCAACAAGGTCCTCAACGACAACTTCGTGCTCGAGGGCGGGCGGATCGGCCTGGTCGACACGACGGTCGAGGCGGCCCTCCTCCAGATCGCGCAGTTCACCTCGGCGGACTACAACGGCCCCGACCTGGCGGCCGTCCGCGAGGCCAACCTCGGCCGGAAGTTCGGGGCGAACTGGATGCGGAACGCCAGCCTCGGCGCCTTCGCGCGCGGCGACGTCGCCGGCACGGTCCTGGCCAACGGAGGCGCGTCGAGCGGCGACAAGACGCTCGCGATCGACGGCCTGACGGAGGCCACCGGCACCATCTACGCCGGCACGGTCTTCACGGTCGCCGGATCAAGCACGCGCTTCGTGGTCCGCAAGGACGCCACGATCGCCAGCAACGCGACCACGCTGACCATCGGCCCCGCGATCGACGCCACGATCGCGGATGACGCCGCCCTGACGTTTGAGGCCGCCGGCTACATGAATCTGCTCTATCACCCGAACGCCGTCGCGGCCGCGATCGTAGCCCCCGTCGCGCTGAACGCCGGGAGCGCCGTCCAGACCTTCGACGGCATCAGCGTCCGGGTTTCGATGGACAGCAGCATCGTGACGCTGGCCGACTCGGTCGTTTACGACGTCTTCGTCGGCGCCCGCGTGATCAACCTCGACGGCGGATGCCTGATCGCCGGCTAGGAGAAGGCGCCCCAGCGGGCGCCAACCGAACGAAATGCCGCAACCGAGGCCGCCGGAGGGAGCGGGGAGAGGCCCGCGAGGGACGCCCACCACCTCCGGCGGCCGCAACGCCACAGGAGACCGGCCCACGAAGAAACGCCGGATGCTCGCCATCCTCGCCACGGTGACCATTGGAGCGCCTGAACAGGAGCCGACATGACCCTCGAAACCGCCACCGTCCACCACCCCACCCTCGGCAAGGCCGTGATCAACGTGGCCGACCTGGTCGCCTGGACCTCCAACGGCTGGAGCCAGAAGCCCGCGGAAGGCCCCCAGGAGGCCGCTGGCACCGCCGGCGCCCCGGAGGCCGCCCCGGAAGCCCAGGAGGCCCGCCGCGGAGCCGGGAAGGGCCGGAAGGCCGGGAAGGGCGCGCAGCCGGCGCCCTGAGCATCGATCGCCGCCGGGACACCGGCGGAGAGGCGGCCGGCACGCGGAGTGGCTCCTGCGGCGCCGGCCGTCGTTTTTCGAGGAGACAGCCATGGCAATCAACTACGCCGGGAGCGCCGCCTATTTCGTGGCCGGACAGCACGTCAAGGCGAAGACGTGGGCCGACGCCGGAGAGGACGCCTGCACCGCGGCGATCGCGCAGGCCCGCCGCATCCTTGGGCGCGCCCTTCGGCGGGCGATGAACGATGACGAGGCCGCCTACGCCGAAGGCGACGCCACCCGCGACGAATATGCCGTCTACGAGCAGGCCCTCTGGCTGATCGAAAACGGCACGATCGCAACCAGCGAAGGAACCGCCGCCTTGGCGGAACTCGCCGGAGGCCAGGACGCCGGCGCGAGGGGATCGACTCCTGCCGTCGCCGCCCTCTACGCCCCCGAGGCCCTGCGCTGGCTCGGATGGACTGTGGCCGCCATGGTCAGCGGATGAGGACGGCCGGCGCGATGCCGACGCCCAAGACAATGACGCCAGACGACGCCCTCGGCAAACTTCAGGCCAGGGAGGTCGCCGGCACCGAAGAACTCCTCCGCCTCCTCGGCCAGGCCCGCGTCAACGTCCAGGCGGAGATCCGCAAGGCGGCCGCCAGGGCGCGCCTGGTTACCGACGCCGGCGAGCGGGAACGCCTTTACGGCAGGATCCAGGCCCACTATGACGCCCTAGCGGCCGGGATCGACCGCTGGTCGTGGGAGGCGATGGGCCAGACCGCCGCGGACTGGCACGGCGTCGCCGCCGCAGACCTGGCGGCCGCAGGGCGCGAGGCGCCGGTTTTTGACCGGAACCGCGTCCGCCGATACTTCGAGGAAGCCCACCCGGCCAACGGGGAGGCCCTGGCCGCAGTTTTCACAAACCAGATGGCCGACGCCGAGGTCCGCAACCTGCGGTCAGCCCTCGTCGACACGATGCGCCAGGGATCGATCGAGGGCTGGAGCGCAAACGAGACCCACAAGGCCCTGCAGGATCGGTGGGACGCCCTGGCTGGCGACACCGCCGAGCGCCGGTTTGTCGACAAGGCCGGGCGCGCTTGGACAAACGCGGACTACCTCAACATGCTCACCCGCACGACGCAGGAACGCGTCACGCGGGACAGCTTCGTGGATACGCTGGCGGCCGCCGGCTTCAGCCTTGCCAGGATCGCCGGCGGAGCGAGCGAGGTCTGCGACGTCTGCCGGGCATGGCAGGATTTGATCGTCCAGATCGCCGGACCGCCCGACCGGCGGAACAAATACCCCACCTACGCGGAGGCCAAGGCCGCCGGCGTCTTCCACCCCAACTGCACGCACTACCTGGAATACGTCGACGCCACGGTTGACGCCGCCGACGCCAGCCGCCAAGCCGGCGTGACCAACCCCGACGATTGGGCCGACGCGGAGGCCGTCGACAGGTACAACGACACCATCCGCATGAAGGAATACACGGATGGCGGAATGACGATTGAACAGGCGTACCGGGCGCGCGCCAGAGACAAGATCGAAACGTCCATCCGCGTCGGCACGCTCAGCGATGAACTCGCCACGGCCGCGAGGAGCATCCCGCCAGAGGCCCTGGCAAAGATCGACCTGCAGCGGATCCCGAGGTTTCGGCTGGCGGTCGGCGACGAAAAGCCGGGGAGCAGGAACACCGCCGGCGGAGGCGTCGTGGTGGTGGACCGGGACGGAAGCGCCGCCGACGCCAGGGCCGCCCTCGACGGCCTCCTCGAGAAGCAGGGCATCATCGGCGACGCGCCGGCCGCGCCACCGCCGCCGCCTAAAGAGGACCGCCGCGGAATCTCTACCGACGCCGAGGATTGGATGCGGTCCATCCTGACGGCGTCCCACGGCGGAAGCGCCAAGCCGCCGGCCGATCCGGCGACCTCGACGGTCGCGCAGTTAGCCGGCTTCACAGGAAGCCGAACGGACCGCGACCTATACACCGTCACGGTCCGGGGAGAGAAGCCGCCGCCGTTCAGGGCATGGACGGCGAATTACGCCACCGCGAAAGAACGCATGCAGGCCGCGCGGGACGCCGGCCTCGTCGCCAACATCCGCATCGAGCGCGTCCGCTGGAAAGACGTCCTGGTCGACACGGCGACCCTGCCGGAGAAGATGCGCGCGCGCCTCGGCGACAAGGGCGACGTCATCGCCACCACCGTCGCCAAGGGCCGATCGATCATCGACGCCGCCCGGCCGGAGATCGCCGCCGCCAGGGCGAAGGATGCCGCCGCCAAGGCCGCCGCCAAGGCCGCCAAGCTGGCCGCGCTTCGGAAGGCCAAGGAAGACACCGCGAAGGCCGCGGCGCTCCGATCCCCGAGCGCCCGCAGAATCCGCTGAGGCCCGAGCGCGTCTACTGAGGCGCCACCCGGCCGCTTGACCCGACGGCCAAAGACATGAACGTGGTCGTCTTCGCCAAGCGACCGGACCCGCCTCAGCCGCCCCACGAAGCCGGAGGCCCGCCATGCCTGGGCCAGGGATCGCCATCGACGTCAACGCCGAAACGCAGAGCCAGACCGCCGGCGCCTTCGACAGACTGCTGGCTGCCGGGCCTCGAACCGCCGCCGCCGGCCTGCGCCGGATCGTCATGCTGGCGCAGCGCGACGCAAAGCGCAACGCCCCCATCT